TTTTTTTTTTTTTTTTTTTTTTTTTTTTTTTTTTTTGTTCCACGTTCGAGACACGCCCACCGCCGAGCGTGCCCCACTGACTCAAGAACCTACAGTAAATGCGGAGGTTCCGCCGCTAAACGCTTCTTTCTAAAAAACACGTCGAGCCCACAGAAAAGGGGCCGATGACTACGGCAGACTTATTCGAATCGCGTTAAAGAGTGTGAGCACGCATATGCGCGAGAAAATGCAACTATAACGAAATCTCAAATGACACCAGAAGCTCTACCAACATCAGTTGGCCTGCCAGGCGACAACAGGTGCGCGGCGCTGCCAATGGCAGTATACCTCACACCGCTAGGGAGCCTATCCTCGAGCACCCTGACAGGGACAAAATATGGATGGTAGAGCCTACTACCAGCCGGCCGAACCACATAGACCGGACGGTCGGGGTGAACATCTAGACGCAGGGTTCCACCATAGAAGTACAACTTCCGCGCAACAGAGTCCAAAGCCCTCAAGCTTTGGCGAATAGCCGGCGCATCCGAGCCATCCAACTCGGCCTTGCGCTGCACTCCGTCCCACTTCCACGAACCCGGCACATTGAAGCCCACCCCTTCCGTCTCGTTACCACCCCCCAACAGCACGCCGCTCTCGAGGCATTCGTAGTTCCCATAAGGCATGTTCACCGAAGAGAACACATGCGGCCACACGCCTGCTCTATAAGCAGGCGGAAACCGAGAAACCACCTTCGCCCCGACCAGTGCATCAGAGAGGTCGGCCACGGAATTCCCCGACTCAAACAACGTCCGATGCGTGAGCAAGTGAACGTCGGCTGCAAACTTGGTGAACGCAGGCCGCAGAAGCCGGCGATCCAATTTTGGCACCACACGATCGTGGCGCAAAACGGACAGGCCGATCAACGCAGGCCACCAACCGTCCAAATTCAGCCGCGGCATTTGATAGCTCGTGTAATGCGCGGAGGTGCCGAACACAGTACGCGTATCGCCCTCACGAGTATGCACACCATGATCGCCCTCAAGCGCACGAACAATCTCCACCTTGCGTAGGTAACACGCGGCCATCCTCACCCAAGCATCCGCAACCTCGTCCGCCTCCTCCACACCCTCCTCATTCACCCTATCCTCAGCCATCGGAGGCGGGTCCCACGCCCACGGGAAAAGACGCCGGCCATGGTTTGTGACAACCGTTAGTCCTACCGGACTCCAGTCGACGGAACGGAAATGCGGCGGGGCTCTGCCCGCGCCACCAGGTCCACGGTCATCAATTGAAGGGGCATAGAAACGCCCCACGCGATCAGCATCACGCTGGCTCGGGAAGACGGGTAGTGCCCAGACGCTGCCGCCGCAACCGCCTTGCACCACGCCCCCGTCGTCCACAGGATCCCAGCCCTCCGCAGGGCGCGGAAGCACCCCGGGCTCGTCCTTCACCATATTGCGCGCAGGCACGATCTGCCGCATATGACCCCCGTTCCCATCACGCACCACAACGCGATCCGAGGTGAAGGCTGTGCCTATATCCCTCTCCTTAGAGCCAGCTTGATAACACGGCGGGCAATATGCCCGATTGGCGACGGCTGCTGCGCGGCAGGCATCAAGATAGATGCGCTGCCCATACGCTTCAACCATCCTCCGCAAAACAGCCGACAAAGAAGCAACAGATAGGGCATCGCCCCCAAAAGCAACGTTCCAGCCGCGATCACGCTCACCGATCAGCAGATAGTTAGACCATCCGCCGGGCCAGCGCCAAGCGGCGCCGGCAGGCATAACGCGCTCACGCGCCTGTCCGTTACCCTCATCACCACCAGGATCGCCCCGCGCATACCCCCATCTGTATGCAGCAGGCCCCCCCTCCACCATGAGCGACACAAGCGCTGCCACCTCCTGCTCCGTCCAATCTGACGGAATGTACAGCCAAGCATGCTGCGGATAGCGGGCACTCGCGTCATCGAAATCGTCGCGCGCTGCGTGCCTCACATCTAGCCCAACATCAGGCGGACCACCCACGTCCCAACCCGACTGCAGCATCTCCAGAGCTGATACAACCCGCGCCATAATGGCCTGCACACTAGCTTTGGGCGCCATTAACATATCCGTCCCCAGAATGGCACCCGCATTAGCGGCAGCAGACCCGGCCCTCCGCAGTGTGGTTGCCGACCCCTTCGACACATTGCCCGGAAAGTTGGCCATCCCCAAGTCCGCTGGGGAACAAAAAGCAGTCACTGGCTCCACGATGTCAACACCTCGCACGGAGTAAGGCTCCCGTCGCGGAACGTAGTCCACAACGGTTGGCGTCACCTCCCGCGAAATGTCATCGGCCGAACCCGTGGCCACCGAGGCCCACGAACTTCCCGGATCAATGTGATCGGGCGCATCGAACGGATCCTCAGGGAACCGCTCATGCTCGTCGAAAACATCACTCGTCTCACCCAAACCTCCGAAATCACCCCAATCTCCACGTGTCAAAAGATCAATCGCAGCAAGCTGCGCCGCACGATACGCCTCAGCACTTCCAAACGTCGCCATCTCTCGCCAGGATAAAGACTTATGTGTATCTCGAGATACGATAGCTTTATG